ATTACAGAACTTGTCGATAAGGCAATGTCGTCAGGAGGAACGACAATAACAGAATTATCCAATGCTTTTGGCAAGGTCATGCAAGGCATTTCATCAGGGTATGGACCTATTATTGCCAATGCTGAAAAACTGAAAGAGGCCAGACGAGGCGTAAAAGAGGCAACGGACGCAATGCAGGTTGCTTTTGATCTAGTGAATAGCGGTGCAAAGTCAGCAGAAGAAAGTATAGACATAATGAAAAATGCGTTTGAGGAGCTTATCCAAAGCACTGAAAGATTGAGAGATCAAGCGTATGACAATATTACTTATGCGCTTTCTACAACGCTAAAAGACACCGCAAACGCAATGGGTGTTGATGTATCGAGTATCATCTTCCAACTTGACAGGCTAAATGCTAAATCAAAAAACCAATATGAAGAATACATGGAACAAGCTTCAAAACTACAACAACAGTACAAGGATGGGAAGATATCAACACATGAATGGCTGACAGCTCACAAAAAGTTGGTTGCCTCGCTTAACATTGGAACTTCCGCAACGCAAGAGGTGGACAACGAGTTCCACAATTTAATGATTACGCTGAAAAGTATCGATTGGGAAAGTGAGGCGGACAGGTCGAAAGCGTTGCTTTGGATCGGTGATTCTGCCAAACGAGCGCAACAAAGTACAGACGAGTTTTTGGTCGCAATGAAAGATAACATTTCCGAATTGCGCAAATTTGCAACGACAGATGAAGACCATATTGCCTTAGATGAAGTTCTTGGGCTTACTACGGCTGATACAACGGCAGCCAGCTCGAAGATTGCGCAAAACCTAGGATATGTGCATAGCGTTATTCAATCGAAGTTGCTTGGTGGAATAACATCGGTAGTCGAAAAAGCAAAAGAGGAATGGGCCGGAAAGAACTTTTTCGAAAGGATTGCCGCAGGTGGTAGCGAGGCGGAATACGTCAGAGGGGCTATTCTCCAGTACAAATCAGCCTATGTCGATCCGTTTCTTCAACAGCTTGATCCGGTTATGAAAGAGTTTGGCGCTAAAGGTGCGCCGCTGTTATCAAACGCCCTGCAAACTATTTTGGACGAAGGCTTTACTTGGAGTTATAGCGATATCACACGCAGGACCATGTATAAAAATGATTTGGTCGAGCTTATACGACGTATTATTGCAGATGCTGAACGAGAAATAAATCGTAATCCGTTCAAGATCGCTGCAAAGATTGATATTCAGAATCCAACGATAAGAACAACCGGAGGTGCTTATGTAGGCAAGATGGTTGCTCAGGCTTACGCAACCGGCGGTTTCCCTGATCCCGGTGAGCTGTTCCTTGCTCGTGAGGCCGGGCCTGAGCTGGTCGGTCGAGTAGGCGGAAGGACAGCGGTCATGAACAACGATCAGATTGTTGAGGCAGTGGCTAAGGGTATTGCGGATTATGTTGGCAAAGTCAAATCGGAAGGCGGAGACATTCATATCTACATCGACGGTGTATTGGCTAAGAGCTTGTCAGCGATAGACCGGAAGAATACAAGAGCAGGAAGAACGGTAATACCGGTGGGGGTGTAACATGGCAGGACCTATTATTTCAGTGCAGCCTTGCAATGTAAACGGCGTGACAACCGGACCGGCCGTAACAGATCTGCCTGTTCCTTCATCTTACGTTTATAACCTGCACGACATTTCAGCGCATGACGCAGGACGTTTAGAGTCAATGAAGATGATCAAGATGAGAATGGGGCAGACTCGCTCGATTGATATTGAGTGGGTTGCCCCTACAATCTCAGATGCGTCAAAGATTCTTAAAGCGTTCAATTCGGAATACTTGAAGATCACATATTTAGACGCTATGGAAGGAACAACGCTTACCAAGGTTTTTTATGTGGGAGATAGGATTAGCCCTCTTTGGAATCATACAAAGGGCAGATGGGAGCGAGTAGGGTTCACCATCATACAACAAACGGCGGATTGATATTATGCAGACAGTTTCTCAAACAGCAAAGGCTATATTGGAGCTTGGTTCACGTCTTGGGGTATCCATCTCTTGCAGCAACGGCCTGACGATAACAGAGAATGATATGATTCAAGGTTCTTTCTCGATCGACAGGAATAGTGTTTCCGGTGATGTAATCGAGATCGGCAATGCTGAAACGACGGAATTATTGTTTACATTGGACAATCACGATGGAAGATTTGACTCGTATTCTTTTGCCGGCGAGACGTTGACGGTTGATATCATGATCGGCACCGAGCCTTTAAGGGCCGGAGTTTTCACGATCGATAATTCTCCGCAGAAACTTCACTCGATGAAGATATCCGCTCTTGACAACATGGCGAAGTTCAATAAAAAGTACGTTCCGGGAACGGCGTCAACATTAGGACAATTGTTGGTTTATTGCTGTAATCAATGCGGTGTAACGCTGAATACCACTACTTTCACCAACAGCGCACAGGCTTGTAATCAGCCTACAAGTGAAACTACTTATCATCAGGTGGTAGCTTGGATAGCTGAACTGGCAGGGAAGAACGCATACATCGGGCATAACGGCGAACTGTATCTAGGCTGGTACGGCTCTACAAAGCAACCCATCACGTCTGATCATCGTTTTGATTTCGAGGTAGACGAGGAAGATATTACGATAACGGGTGTAGGCCATGACGATGGCGAGAATACAACGGTTGTCGGTACGTCTGATTACGCTTTGATTATCAAGGGCAATGATCTTGTCGGGGATAACATCTCAACGATCTTAAACAACATTTACAACGTGATAGGTGGCTATACTTACAGGCCGTATTCGTTCTCGATTATGCCCATGCCTTATCTTTGGCCAATGGACGAAATAGAGATCACGATGCCTGATGATTCTATCGTTAATTCAATCATCACTTCTCATAACTTTACATTAAACGGTCGATCTCTTATATCCGCTGTTGGGAAAGCTGAGGAACAGTACGGCTATGCGTCTGCTCCTGCATTGACGGCAAGCCAAAAGGTCATTATAGAACGATTGGCAGACAGCAAAGTGGAAATGTCCGCTACGCAGATGGAACAAGCGATGTTGGCTCTAAACCAACTGATTGCTAATAGTTTAGGATACTTCACTACAACGGTTGAAAGCGGTGGAGCCAAGACAACGTATATCCACGATAAATCAACACTGGCTTCAAGCGATATTATCTACGTTCTTACAGGCAGTGGCTTTGCTTGGACCGATACAGGCTGGAACGGCGGTAATCCTACTTGGCAGTATGGATTGTCGGGTACAGGCAATGCTGTATTGAAAGTTCTTGACGCCTATGGGATCAATGCAGAATGGATAATCACTGGCACACTGAACGCAGCGCGTGTCAGCATCGGCTCAGGAACAACATTCGCATCTGGCTACGACCCGACAACAAAAGAAACGCCTGCTGGCGCACAGGCGAAGGTGGATGCCATTGAAGTGGGTGGTAGAAACCTGCTTGCGATTTCAAAACTAACACCTACAAACATTAACACAACAGAAGATTTTGTATTATCAGGTGCAACAGCAGAATTTGTGTCAAATGCGAACTCATTAAATACTCTTGTCGCAGGAAAAGAATATACTCTTACTTTTGATGCAGAAATTATAGAAAGAACGACCGTGCCTGATTTAATGACTGCCGCTGTTGGTTTCCATATTTTCACATCAGGTCAATCTATTTACTGTCACTTAACAGATTTAACACAGTTAAATGACAAAAGGCATTACACTAAAACATTTATCTGTCCTAGCGGAACAAACTTACGCATACTGTATAATACCAATCTTTATGCAACTGGTGGTACAGACCCAATTGGATTCGATACAGTAAGATTTACTAATGTAAAGTTAGAAAATGGGAATAAGTCAACGGCATGGTTGCCGGCACCTGAAGATGTCGAAGCAAGCATTGTAAGCAGTGCGAACACAACTAAGGATAATCTTGCTACGAACCTAGGCTATACGGATTACGCCGCACTTGTAGCACAGGCTGTGCAAGGAAAGACCATCATTAGCGGTGGGTTTATCAATACTGATCTAATTGAGGCGAATAGTATCACAGCCTCTAAAATCGCAGCCGGAACTATAACCGCAACAGAGATCGCATCTGACTCTATAACTTCGGATAAGTTGAACGTTCTGGCGAAGAGCCTAGTCAACAACTATTCGAGAACCGGTGTTTTAACCGGCTGGGAAACAACAGACGGGAGTATTGTGGTTGACCCTGACTTAAATGCTCCTGTTCATAGGATAACGACTACGGCTAATAGGCAAATACGCTCTGATTATTTTGAAGTAGACCCAACAAAAACATACAAGGTCACACTGTCTATCAAATGTGAGGATACTGATGGGACACGATATTTTGGGCTAAGGGCTTATGATAAAAATCAAAATGAAGTAGCTGTTACGCTTTTTAATGCTAATGCAGGAACATTTGGGAATCCAACAACTAACTTCTATTTTAGATCTTATGCCGGTTCAACGAATGGTTGGTTGCACATCGAAGGGTATATTTTAGGGTGTAATGTTACTGACAAGTCAGAGATACCAATAGGCAAAAATGCTAACTATCACTGCCGTATGCCTGCTAATTGCTCTCAAATCAGATTAAGATACCTGAACTATGGCACAGCAGGAACAACTAGAACGGCATATTTTTTTAGCCCGACCGTCACACCAGTAGACTCAGGCACAATTCGTGCTGAAAGTATTGTTGCTGGAACCATTGATGCTGGCTTAGTTAATATTGTCACCGGCACAGGAACAAGTAAGGTCGAGATTACAGGCACAGGGATAGACGGCTATCTGAATGATATTTTGCGAGTACAGCTTGAGTATGACCGATTGGAGTTCCATCGTGCCGGTAATGTAGTTGGGAATGTCAGGTCTGAATATGTCAATCAATCATGGCATGGCTCGACAATAGGCGATGCGCTGTTTATCGAGGCGGCAGGAAAGGCGATTGTATTTAACGCAGTAAGCGGTTCTACAGCGCCATCTTTGGTGGTCGGGCCAACATGGGCTGAGGCGCCTACGTTTGACAGCGAAGTCATTACTGTTGGTGTTACCGATCCTAAAAAGTGGACGATCAAAACCAACAGCACCGACACGGAGTTTTCCATTGAGCATTACCTTGGCACAAAATTAGCTCTATCAAGTGACGGCACTATAAAGGTTAATGGCGCAGAGTTAGCAACGGTGGAGGTAACAAACCTTCTTGAGGCGGATACAGTGGAGGTAACAAACCTTCTTGATGTATCTGGACAAGGCAAGTTAAACAACAACCCCATTTTGACAACCGCCTATTTTAAAACCGGAACAATGACGTTAGATTGCTCGGCATGGGTTTCTGTATCTTTCGGCATAACGTTTTCTGTTATCCCAAAAGTTTTTGCTACATATCAGCAAAACTTTACTGGCGACGTCGGATCAATCAAGATTAGAAACGTAACAACAACCGGCTTTAAGGCAATCATCGGCGGTAGTGGATTCTCGAATATAACAGCCGTATGGCTTGCAACAACAGTATGATCGGAGGGGATTGAATAGTATGGCACAAGCAGAGAATGTAATAAAAATCATGGGGCAGCGAATAGCACAGCTCGAAACGGAACGTGCGATCCTCGCAGCGGATTTATCAGAGGCGCAGGAGCAGATCAAAGGATTACGTCAGCAAGCAAAACAAGCGGTCAGAGAGGATGAGTCAAATGGATGACATTCAATTGGAAAACAGGTTGACAAAAATTGAGGAGGCGATCGGCCATATCGGAGAGGACGTCAAGGATATCAAAGCCTCACAAAAGGACAACACAGAATTAGCCATTGCGATGAACAGCCTGACCATCAAGGTTGGTCAGTTGTCCGATACGATGACAGACGTGATCGGGCGATTAACAAAGATAGAAATGAAGCCAGCGAGGCGATGGGAGGCATTGGCGGCCTCGATCATCTCTTTGCTTGTAGCAGGAGTAGGCGGGTTTTTACTGGGTAAGTTGATAGGAGGATAAAAGAAATGAAAATCGATTGGAAAAGAAAGTTATCAAGTCGTAAGTTTTGGGCCTTTCTCGCAGCCTTGGCAGTCGCGATCCTGTCCGGGATCGCCGGTGAGGAAGTCGTGACAAAGGTCGTCAGCATTATCAGTGCTGTCGGTGCTTGTGTCGTGTATATCCTGGCAGAGGCCAAGGTCGACGCAGCTGGAATCGGTCTGCTGCTAAACGGCAACGAGGACGAGGGTGAGGGTGATCCGGAATGATGGCGCAATTTGTGTCCATGATCCGTGGTCAGTCCAACCGGGCGATCTATGTCTGGGGCGGCCAGGGCGAGGTCGCTACTGAGGAGCTG